AGGCGTTTAAGCCTGGCTCAAGTTCCTTTACGAGTTGTGCGCGTGAAATAGCCATTTTTTAATTCCTTTAAATTAGGTCACAGCCTTGACGCCAGAGCTACCGTACAGATGCTCGTTGATTTTCACAACAACAACTGCAAAGTCACCCAACGCATTGCCCGGGACGTTGTACAGGCCCACAATCTTCAGATTCAGCGCTGCTGTATCTGCGATGGTGGAAGAGTCGAGTTCCATGGTAGAAACACCTGTTACGGTGCTGCCACCTGTGCCAACGACATCGGCGTTTTTGCCAATATCAGCTTGCACGATGTCCTCGTCTGCCTGGATAAGGAACAACTGACTAGGGTCATCAATCACATCGGCAATGATCTTGCCAGAAGTAATGTTGACAGAGCCTGGGTAGAAGTTCTTAAACGTGGGCTTGCCGGTGGTGGGGTCAATGTAGCTACAGCCGTTAAAAACACCCAAGGCCGCAGCATGCGTGGCCGGGAGAAATTTAACAACATAGCCTCCTACGATGGTGACTAGGTCACCTTGAAAAATTGCGCCAGCTTGGTTGTCCTCGATCTCGTAGCCGTACTGCTTCTGGGCACCAGTAGCAGAAAGGTTACCAATCGGACGAAAACCAAAGGCTTTGTCGATATTAGCCATTTGATGATTCCTTTAAGAAAATGATTATTCAGCAGCCTTGGGGCCGCCAAAAGTGACGCGAGACCGCCTTGTGGGCCTTTGAATTTGCATGCTTGAGTGCGCATTGCTCTTCAATAGCTCATTGTCAGCAGCTTGCATTTGGTCGTTTGCTCGTTGGTGGTAATACGCATTGCGTTCCTGCACGTTCTCTTCGGGAATGCGCGCCAAGAGGAGACCTCCCACGCTGATAACACCAGCATGTCGGCCATCCTCAACAGATGGAACAGGGAAGTCAGGATATTCATCCGCACGAACAAGCTCATAACCCTCGCGGATTTTTCCAGCCACATTCGTACGGTCTTCCTGACCAGCAATTTCTGCTCGAATCCATCTGTGCCGTGTTCCCTCCAGAGGAGGTGGGGCATCTAGTCGTGAAGGAGGAGCCCAGGGCTTGCGGCGTGCTTCGCTGTCACGAGTGTTCGCGCTGCGAGATTCACGGTTTAATGAAGGTACAAGGTTATCTGTCATCTCTTACTCCTTAACATACTTGGCGTATTCCTCAAGAGGAACGCCCAACTTTTTGGCCATCGCAACTTGACTCGGTGAGAGTCTCACAGTGCGGCGTGCTGAACTATTCACTCCCGATGAACGGGTTGCAGGAGCCACCGATTGCACGTTTCTGGTGGTACTGTTGTTTTGCGCCTGAGGAGAAAATTTCCGTGGATAAGTGCTTCTCATGCGTTTATCGAGCTCATCATAATACTCATCTGACGATCCGTCAAACCCCTCGTTGATAACGAGTTGCTTGTGGATTCCCCAGGCAGTATTGGTCATGACCGTGTCCTGACCATACCATGAATTCTTCTCCATCCAGTCTTCCAGCTTGGGGTCCACCTGAGCGGGCTGTTGGTACTGAGGTTGTTGAGGCTGCGCCTGCTGGACAGGTTGGTTCTGTTGCTGCCTTACGTAAACTTCGCGACGCTGATTCTCTTCGGCCACTTGACGCTGCTCGTAAATCAAGTCGGTCATGCGCTGATTGGCTTCGGTCTCGGTGTCGATGTCGCCCTCTTCGCGCGCTTTGCGAATAATTTGCTTCAAAGCCACAACCTGAGTCTCAATGCGGCCCTTTGCCTCTTGCAAACGCTCCTCATCAGTGTGGAACATCCGCTGTTGCATCTTCTGCGCTTGCTCTTGCACGCCCCTAGCGTAGGCAATGGCGGCTTCTTCCCGGCGTTGTGTCTCGCGCAGGCGAGCGGTCAGCTTGTCAATACGCTTTTTAACGCTTTCACTGTACTGATTAAGTTCGCTGTCAGGTTTTTCAGGCTCGTTGTGGGCCTGCTCTACATTGGGGGCCTGGTCCTGCTCCTGGATTTTTGGCGACTGGCCGTCTTCACCCATGTCAATGTCCACGGGCTCTTCGCCTTCACCCAATTTAAATTCTAACTCTTGTTGCTCATTCATGATAGCTCCTTACATGTGCAGAATATCTTCAGGGCTGTTTACAACCCCGATGATTTCGTCGTCGTTGAGAATTCGAATTTCTCCACCATCAATTTGGATGCGAGAGCCTGCGTATCGACCGAAAATAATCCAGTCGCCTTCCTTGCACCATGGGCCGTGCGGGAACTTTGATTCGTCCGCATAGGCCAACGCGCCGGTCTTCAAGACGTAGCCGCAGTTGGTTGCAAGTTGGGATTTCTTCTGGGTTTCTTCAGACAAGACGATGCCGCCTTTGGTCTTTTCCGCGCCACGATAAGGCAAGATGGCAATGCGCCAGCCTGTGGGGGTAGGAATGCGGTCTCGGACAGCTTGTTCAAGCTTCTCGGGGTTAAACCCGTCTTCCGTATACGCGTCTTCAAGGCAAGGGCCTTTTGCGTCTGCCTCTTCGCGCCACTTGCGCTCTAAAGCAGTCAGGTTCTCTTCAACTTCCATGGGCATCTCCTCTGTGGTTAAAAATCATCGGTAGTCCTTCGCGATAAAAGATCACGAACAACTTCTTCGGCAAATTTCAATCCTTCGAGGCGACCCATCATGAAGCGATAACGCTCCATATCGTTGATAGTGCCATTCAAAATGATAGCCTCCGAGTCTTCTCGGAGCTTTCTTAATTCTTTGACAACAGATTCTGCAAATTCGAGCATGGTATTTCCATGAAAAGCAGGTGGTATAAGGCCCCACCCGTTGGCAAGTGCTTACGTCTCAGTATATCTCAACCGGACGGTTGCCGTCTTTCTTCTTTACGACCATGAAAGCGCCACCCTTCTTGGCCTCCTTCGGTTTGCTAGACCTGTTGGATTTACCCGCAGTAGAAAGAGCAATCGCGACAGCCTGTTTGACCGCTGCGGACTTGTTCTTGGGCTTGCTGGTTCCAATCTTTCCTTTTTCCTTGTATGCGCCCACCATCTCGCCAATGTTGGAGCTGATGGTCTTGCGACTTGAACCTTTCTTAAGCGGCATTTCGGCCTCCTTGGGGTGGCTTGCTGAACTGGGTTGCGTTCATGCGCTCTCGGGCAACGTTGGCACGAAGCTGCGCAATATTCTCTTGTGACTTTACACGATTTTGCTGTGCTTGAGCGTTTTGCGCAACCTTCTGTTGGTCGATTGCAAGCTTTTGCTGGTCCAACGCAATTTTCTTGTTGTCGTTGTCTGCGCGCTGTTGCAGTTCCTGCTTCTTGAGGTCCACCAGCGGGTCGCCTTGCTCGCCCGACAACTCGTTTTGCATGTCCCGCACCTCCTGCATGAACAAAGCAATCTTCAGCGCCACCATGCCCTCCTTCTGGATTGGAGAGACGATGCCATCTGGGTCAGTGCCGTAGTTTTGGAACAGTTCTGCCTCCACTGCTTCCTCCGCTTTCAGGCGCACATGCTCCAAGATGTGCTTTTGCAAGGCGGTCGCTGCCATGGGGTTGGCTTGCAGGATCGGGGACAGGCCCATCATCAGGTGGCCGGCAATGTGGGCATCATGCTGCTGGCCGGCAAAGGCCTTCAGGCGCATGTTGTTGAGCACGTCGCTGTTCTCACTGGCCGGGTCCTTGGGCATCTGAGTGTTTTGCGGCAACAAGATGCCGTCGATGTCGCGCACGTTCAAAGCAGAGTACACGCGGTAGTACGCCTCGTACATGTCGTGCATCTGCGGTGCGCTTTGGGCCATTTGCAGCTGCGTTTGGGCCAAGGTGATGCGCTGGGCAGAGCTGAAAATGTTGGGGTCAGCAACAGGCAGCACCGCCACCATGTTGTTGAAGTCCTTGCGCTTGATTGAGCGCGCGCCACCCGGTACGTCGTACGGGTAGTTGTCCGGCATGTACTTGCCAAAGCCCTTGGCCAGCATCTTGAACTCAAGGCCCTGTGCATAGTGCAGGCGTTTGTGGATGGCAGACATGACAATCGAGCCGCGCTCGAGCAATGCCAGGGTTGTGCCCACCTGTGCGTTCTGGTTGGCGTCTCCCACCTGCATGTCCGCTGTGCTGGCCAAGCGTTTGCCCGCGTCAACCAAGAATCCAAGCAGTCCAAACAAGGCTTGGCTGGGTTCTTTGTATGGCAGGGGCAACAAAGAGGCCGTGAGTTCCGCACCGCCTGCGTCAATGTCTCGCCATTCGCCTGGCTGGATGGGGTTGTCGTTGTCCGCGATCCGCGCGCCCTTGGCTTTGAAGCCAGCAGGCAGGTTTGAGAGCGTTCCTGCGTCAAGAAGCTGGCGCAGAGCACTGGTTGCGCCCTTGGACAGGCCTCCAACCATGTGAACAAAGCCCATGCCGTACGCGCCAAGGCCTTCGACAAGCACGTAATGCACAAAATAGTCCCGACGCACCTTCAATTCGTCGTCTTCGTCCCAGTTTCTGCGAACACCGACCACTTTGAGGCTGTCTTCGACCATGGTGACAACGTAAGGCAGACGGATTTTGGTGTCTTCGCCGTCTTCGCCCTTGTCTTCAAAGCCTGGGATGTCCAAATCTACTTGCATCTCAAGCAAAAAGATCTCTTCGACGTCGTCTGTAGGCTGGACACCGGTGACTTTGTCAACAGCGGCCTGAATTTGGCTTGGATCTGGGTCCTGGTTCTGCGAATCAACGTCCACATCCAGGTATTCCCCGGAGACAACGCGCTTTCTGAACTCGTTTGAGTCCATCGCAATGCGGTGCGTGATCCGTGAGCACTGGGAAACAACGCTTGAGCCGTTGTACGGGATGTAAACGTCGTCGGCCAAGCACAGTTTGGAGACCATGCGGCCCAATTGGCGGTCGTAATAGACCTTTTTGAACGTCGAACCACCGTATCCAGTGTAGAAAAGCAGCTGATCAAACTCAGGCGTGTACTCTTCCATCACCGAAGTAATCTGGTAGTTCATGAAATCTTGCACGCGAGAGGCCTGTTGGGCCTTTTCCACCGTCTCACGGCCGACTACTTGCGTGCGAACAGGGCCGCCAGCAGGCATCAACTCCTTAAACGCCTGTGCCTGGAACTGCACGATGGCCTCGGTCAGCATTGGATGGGTCGCGCCTGACGCGCCCCGGAAGGGCTTGGTGCGCTCTTCGATCTTCAAGCCCAGCAGGTCCATGCCCTTAGAGTACATAGACTCCCAGTCCGAGCGGGAAGACTTGTCGGCCTCGTACATTGCGCCAACGTCCATGGCGATCTGGTTCAAGTCGTCCTCGTCAATGACCTCGGCCAGGTTGGCGTAGAAGTCCACTTCATCGGCATCGTCTTCACTCATGTTGATGACAGCACTGCCGTCTTCTTCCAAGACGATCTCGATGTCGGGCATCTCTTCCCCATTGTCGATGACGATGTCCAACTGAGGGGCTTGGTTTACTGCTTTGTCTATGGGCATGAAGGTTCCTTGTTACGTGTGCGCCTTGATGAAGGCTATATTCTTATCTACTGAGCCACCTTTGGCCAGCCCTAATTCTTTTTGAATCCCTTGGTTCTTGGTAAATTCCTCTTCATTCCTGACAACCCTATTGTCCTTAAACTCAAAAAAATTATTTTTAAGAACTTTTTGAGTGCTCGCGGGAAGTGCAGTAACGTCTTTTATAGGTAAGGCATTTACTAACGCCGCTATCTGCTCCGCATAATTATTAGATGCCTCATTTGCAGTTAATGGGCCATTGCCTGTTAGTTGAAGAATCTGGCTTCTTTGCTTCTCAGGAACACTTGATTTACCTGTTCCATACTCAACTGTGACATGAGGGGTGTGGTTTTTGTCGTACAAGGCATAGACCTCTACTTCACCCTTGTCCAAGGCACGCCGTCCACGGCCTAATGCGCCGTAGGTCTCACTGGTTGCATAGCTTCCTACAGAATTATTCATGCCTGCCGCAATTGATTTGACGCCCTCAGGGTTGGTGACTTTAACCCATCTCATGTCGTTGACAGTGGGCAGGAAATCTTTGACCCCAAAGAGCATGACATTTGCAGGTGGAGGTTTACCCTGTTGCAATAGTGGTTTAACTCTTTTAAGGTCTTTTTCTATTTGTGCAAGTTCTTCAGAAGATTTATACGCCTTCTTTAAAAAGTCAGTGAACCCCATGCTGTTTAAGTCTTTAGCTGAAAGCCTATTTGCTTCTTGTAAAAGTTTATCAGCGTTAAGACCAAGGAGTCTTAAATTACCATACTCTTGTGCGTCTAATATTGGCTGACTTTTATTTATTGCTGTTTCCAACTCAGGTAAAAAATACCCCGAAGGAAGAGCGTCCATCGCATCAAGCTGATCCTTGGTAAATGCAGGGCCCTGCGGATTAATCATTGCCTCTGTTGCAGTGGTTCCATACAGGTTTGGGTGTTTTGCCAAATCTAAATCGGAATACCGGCTCTCCTTTGCAAACACAGTACGTTCAATATTAGGCTCTAGTATCGTGGAAAAAAGATTAGGATTTTCTTTGAGTTTTAGTCTTACCTCTTTTGCCGCTTTTGCCACGCCATCAGGACCGGGCAGTGGTTTTTTACCTGCGTAAGCAAGTAGCTGACTGTCGGGGATAGTATCAATGTTGTCTCTGACACTTTCAATTATCTGTCTTTTGAGCGTGTTTTGAGGAGGTATGTCATCTGGTCTAGAGGGAACTCTCCTATAAGGCACAACAGCTTTTATGCCCAGCATGTCATCATAATTTTTCTCTAACAAACGCAAGGCCTGTAGATTCCCCTGTGCCGCCTGTTTGACCAGGACCTGAGGGAAAACATCTCCCATCTTTGAGTCCATGTCAAATTTAATGTTACCGCCCAGGATGTCCGCCCGTAGTGGGTCTTGGACACTGCCTGCTTGTTTGCTGTAGAAATCCTTTGCCTTCTGATTAAACATCTGAAACAAGGCATCGCGTTTTTCTCCAGACTCCATTTCCGTGATCTTCTTCAAGACAGGCTGGAAAGATTTATCTATGCCGGACAGGATGCCAAACGTATAGTCCTTGTTTCCTGTTTCAGCCTTCCATCTGTTGTACTTGTCTCCAAGGGATTCTTTCTTTGGGCCAAGGCCAAGGAACGATGCCTTCTGCCTGTCGTCTGTATTCAGCCACGACACAAAGTCTTCCGGCAAGTCAGAGAGTTTTGTGTTGTTTATTTCCTCAGCCGTTTTTTCACCCATCCCACGAGAGGTTGGGAAATATCCGCCGGGTGAGCGAGAGATATACATGGGCTGCGGAGTGATGCCACGCAGTGGGCCTTCATTGAATATGCCTCGCTCGACTTGGCGGGCAGCTTCCTTGCCAAGGTATTTCACCGCCGGGGCGGTCACGTCTTTCAACATCTTTGCAGCAGGGGCCACCATCGCCACATTGCCTGTAACAAAACCCTGCTCCGCGCGGCTGAGAATATCCTTGCGACGAGGGTGAAAGACACCAAACTTATTGGCCACCTCGTCCGGGGGCGTACCAAACAACGCGCTCTCAATGAACGCGTATGTCTGTGGGTCAGGCAGTGTGCTCACGTCGCGCTGGCCGGCAAGCTTTCTGGAGCGTTCGCCCTGGCGTTGAATGTTCCTGTTCATCACAGGCTGGTACGTGTTCAACGCGGCCTGCTCGGCGGCTATCCGTTCGATCTGTTGAGGCGTGAGCCGTTCTCCGCTGACCGGTGAACCTTCAGCACGTTTGACAGGCTTGCCAAGATTGATATTGATCTCCCGCCCACGGCCAGGAGGAATCTTCTCCCCCGCATACTCACGAATCAGGCGGTATGGGCCCATCGCACCATACTCGGCCGTGCGCTGCTCTTGCATGCTGTTGGGGTCCTGTGGGGGATTGAAGTCGTACGTGTCTTGCACAACCAAGTTGCCCTTGGCGTCTCGGCCATACTTGAACCGGCCCAGTGTCGTCTGCACATTGCCCAGCGGGTCAGACATGGAAAACAAACTAGGCGTTGTTGATGCAAAGATTTGCCCACGCGCGCGCATCGCCTTTGCCAATGCCTGATAGTCGCCATACTGAATGTCGCCTTTGTCCCCGCCCTTTAGCGCAATCATCTCCTTCATTACCGCCAACTCCTCCGGCGAGAAGTTGCCTTCGGTAAGGGGGTCACGCTTTCCTTGCACAGTCTCCAAGAAGGTTCGACCAGACGTGGGAAAACTCGAAGCAGGTAGGCGCTGTGCAATAAAATCAGTCACCCGGTTGATGCCCGTCATCTCCGGGTCCTTTTTGTCCGCTTCGCCGCCCTTGGCAAAGGTTCTTGCCATCAACGGGCCGGCCTTCTCCAAAGTAGGCTGATTAAACGTAGCGCCACTGAACGTAGAACGCGTAAGGCCTTTGCCCGCCCTTTGTGCTGCTTGGGCCTTGAGCTTGTATGCTTGCTCCAAAGCATCGTATTGCGCTCTTGCAGTCGCAATCTGAGTCAACTTCTCTTGTTCCGTTTGCGGCGCGCCCAGTTCAGGAATGGCAGGAACCAGACCTGAGAGCTCCATGCTCATTTCCTTTGAACGACTAGACTTGCCCCCGCCCTTGGCCGCCAACTTCCTCATCATCGAGCGGGCCGTTTCCAAATTCATCTCGGGAGCAGAAGACTCACTGTCGTACGAAGCGGACTGCGCCATCTCAGGGGTCGCGCCCTCTTCATCAGAAAGCAAGTACTCATTCATGCTCTGTACAGAGGCTTCCCCACCATTGGCAAAATACTCAATATCTTCCTCTTCCACCTCGCCGCCCTCAGAGAACATCTGAGGCACATACTCAGGAGGCTCGGACGACGCAAGACTGTCGATGTCTACTTCATCATCAGGTAAATATTGTCCATCCATAGTTCGCCCTAACAAAAAGGTGGTGTCAAGGCATTTTATGCCCTAATAGTACTCGGGCACAAGGTCCGCCACTACATCATCTTCCTTGTCATCCGTGTGCAAGGAAATGAAGTTGCCAGAACGAAAACGCATGAGCGCCTGGGTCGTTGAGTCCACCATGTCATCATTGTCCCCATTGGGGAACGCGGCGCACTCTTCAACCAAGGCTTCTGCCCATTCACGGTCCGGGGCCCAGACCATCCCAGCCTCCAATATCGGGGCCACAGAGTTGGCACGGCTGATCTTGTCAGTGCCGGCCCGTCGGCCACCAGGCGTGTACATCGTGACAGGGATTCCCATCTTCCTGAGTTCCTGCTGCAAAGTAACGCCCGTCGCCTTGGCCTCAATCAGGACATTGTCCGGCTGCCAGTGGTCATACTCGTCCTTCGCAATTCTTTTCAGTTCCGGGAAATCCCACCGGCCACGCTTGACGTCAAGCAGTATCAGGTTAGCGCCCGAGTCTTCAGAGGGCTGGAACACGCCCCAGGTCGTGATGACGGAAAAGTCAGCCGTTTCCTTCTTGCTGTAAGCAGTGTCGTAGGACTGAATGATGTACTCCACGATCGGCGGCTCGTCCTTTTGCCAGACCTGCCACCACTCCCGCTTGAGAATAGCTCCCTCGTCATTGGTCGGTTGCTGTTGCCACTGGGCTTGCCACTTCTGCGGTGACAAGGAGGCCTTGACAGACAACAATTCCTCAACGCCCCAAAAGCCTGGCCATAAGGGATTACCACTAGGTAAGATGGCAGGAAACTCAATCACTTCCCACTTGTCGGCCTTGTGGCTGGTTTGTTGCTTGATGAGGCGCGCGGTCAGGTCCTTGGTTCCCCATCTGGTCATGACCACCACGATTGCGCCACCAGGCTGTAGCCGCTGACGCGGGCCAGAGGTATACCACTCCCAGGCGTTGTCCAAAGCAAGCTCCGACATGGCGTCCTGTTCGGAGTGCGGATCGTCAATGATCAAGAGGTCCGCGCCGCGTCCAGTCATTGCACCACCCACGCCGACAGCAAAGTATTCACCACCTTTGTCCGTGTCCCAACGGCCGGCAGCCTTGGAGTCTGCCTGCAAAACAACCTTTGGATAGATCTCTTTGTACTCGTCCGAATCCATGAGGTTACGGACTTTGCGGCCAAAACGGACTGCGAGTTCGCCAGTGTGGGTCGCTTGAATGATCTTGGTTCGCGGCTTGTTTCCCATGATGAACGCCGGCAAGAGATACGACGCAAACTCAGATTTGGTGTGCCGGGGAGGCATGTTGATGATCAGGCGCTTAAGCTTTCCAGTCATAACGCGGTTGAATGCATCTGCCATTTTGGCATGATGATCCCCAATAATGGCCTCGGGCCAAACGTACTTTGTGAACAACATGAAATCTTTTTGGGCACTTTCC